ATTAAAGGCTCTTTTTTGTTATTAATAATAAACAAAGATAGCGTAAAGTGTTATTACTTTTATCCTTTGAGTTGGTTTAATTGGATTTATACTAAAAATAGTTTCGAATTAAAAGAATTGACGGTTAAATTAATTGTTCAAACGTACCAAGAAATAGAAAAAGAGAATGACAAAAAATATAGAATTTGAAAAAATAGTTGTATATTTGTGTTATGGAAAATTGGAAAGAAGTAAAATGGTACGAAAGTTTATATTCCGTTAGCGATTTAGGAAGAGTCAAGTCTTTAGAGAAAGAGGTTTTAATGAAGGGAAAATTCCCTTATATTAAAAAAGAAAAATTATTAAATCCTTTTGTTCAAAAAAACGGATACCTTGCTGTAGGTCTTACAAAGGAGGGGAGTATTAAAACTTTTAAAGTTCATCAATTAGTTGCAGTTGTTTTTTTAAATCACGACCCATCCGGTACTAAGCTAATAGTGGACCATATAAATAATAATAAAAAAGATAATTGTTTGCAAAATCTGCAATTAATTTCTCAAAGAGAGAATAGCTCTAAAGATAAAAAGGGTGGTACAAGCGAATTTGTAGGCGTTTGTTGGGATAAGCAAAATAAAAAATGGAGAGCTCAAATAGCAATAAGTGGTAAGCGAATTCATTTAGGTTGTTTTAATAATGAAATTGAAGCTAGCGAAGCTTATCAAAAAGCATTAAATAATCTAGTATGATTGAAGAAATAGAGTTTGAAGAAGGAATATTTAACGGGATATACCACGAAATAGACGAGGCTTTTAATAATCCTGACATAAGGTATATATTTCCTTACGGGGGGTCTTCGTCTTCAAAAACTTATTCAGTTTCTCAGAGAATTGTAGTTTATATGATGGAAGGGAAAAGAAACAATTCCTTTGTATTTAAAAAAGTTTCCGCAAAAATTGATGATACTATATTTGCAACTTTTAAAACTATTATTTCGGATTGGGGATTAAATGAATATTTTAAAATTCAAAAACATTTCATAGAATATAAGCCTACAGGAAGCTTTACAACATTTTCAGGACTTGATGATGCAGATAAAGTAAAGGGCTTAGAAGGTTATAAGAAGATATTTGTAGATGAACTAGATCAGATTGATTTTTATGATTGGCAACAATTAGAAACAAGACTAAGAGGTCAAAAGAATCAGCAAATTATAGCCGCATTTAATCCGGTATCTGAATTATCATTCGTTAAGGTTGAAATATTTGACAAAGAAGTCTTTAGTGATGTGCCGTGTGATTATGTAGATTTGAAACAAATAAATAAAGACGGGGATATGGTCGTTTTGCGCACAAATTATCTTTATAATATTTGGATTTGTGGTGACGGTAAAGGAGGCGGCTTCATTGACAAACATGCAATAAAGAAGTTTGAGAAGTTTAGACTCACAGATATCAATCATTATAATATTTACTGTCTCGGTCATTGGGGAAAACTTCGTACAGGTGGCGAGTTCTTAAAACAATTCAAAAGCGAAAAGCACGTTGGAGAATTTGCTTACAATCAAAACCTGCCTTTGCATATTTCTTTTGACGAAAACGTACTACCTTATTTAACTTGCAACGTGTTTCAAGTAGAAAACGGGAATCTAAGACAGATTGACGAAATAATGTTGAAAGACCCTCTTAACACTTTAAAAGATACGTGTGAGGAGTTTATGAAACGATACGGAAACAATCCACATGGACTATTTATTTACGGAGACAGTACTTCAAAAAAGCAAGATACTAAATTACAGAAAGGTCAAAACTTTTATTTATTAATCAAAGGATATTTGTCTAAATTAAAACCTATCTTTAGAGTTCCAAAAGCGAATCCAAGTGTATTGATGTCAAGGAATTTCACAAACGATTTACTTGCCGGGCAAATTGAAGGCATTACTTTTGCAGTTGATAGCAGGTGCCGTAATTCGATTAACGATTATCAATATTGTACTGAGGATGCAGAAGGAAAAGTAAACAAAAAAGTAATTCGAGATAAGATAAATAATACTTCATATCAGGAATTTGGACATTGCGTAGATTGCCTTCGCTATATTATAACAGCTTTATTTTTAGATAAATATAAAAAATTTCAAAGAGGATGATTTTCGGAATAACACTAAGTAAATTTGAAAGGATAAAAGGAAAAGAATCTTTTAATCCAAACTTTTTAGAGCGTTGGCAATTCGGTCGCACTTCAAAAAGAACGTTTAAAGTAAATGATATTCAAGAATTAACATTTGACAAATTTGTCGACTGCGAAAATTTTATTGAAAACGAACAATTTAAAGAATTTTGTACTATATTTGTAAAGCGTAAGTGGTGGCAAACGATATACTTGCATGAGTTAGAAGCTATTGTATTGGAATATGCAAGGCAAAAAGCCGAGTTAATAGAAGAAAATGATTTTATATTTAACCCGCCAGTTTACGGAGAGCCACAAAAGCAAACAATAGGTACTGAATTAAGACAAGAGTTTGTAGAAAGGTTCGGAAATTATGTTGTATTAATGGACGTGGTTTGCAAAGGCGACATGACAAAGTATAAAGAAGTAGAGCAATGGAAAGTAAGAGATTTCTTTTTTTGGGCAAACTACTTGAAAGGTCAAAAAATAGTTGAAAACGTAAAATAAAAGGATATGAAAGCATGGATATTAGTAAACCTAATTAACTTCTTACTGAGTTTATCAGTAACGATATTTTATGTTTACCCGAAAAGTGATAGCTTATTTATATGCCTATTCTTTTTCATGGGACTGGTTTATTTTAACAAATTACTAATAGAGCAAATCTTAAAGCAATATGGCAAATCAGTTAAGTAGCTTACTGAAATTAGTTTGGACTACATTCGACGAAATGCCACTCGTTAATACTGTTGTATTTAAAGACGACGACGTTGTTGATGTAGAAAAGGAAAACGTTTATCCTTTGGTTTCTATTCAATTACTTACAAGTCCTCCACCTGGATTAAACGAAAAAGAATATAGGTTAGCTTTTGAAATATTTAATCAAAGAGACGATAGAAAAATCCCAACTCCAAACAAATTAATGCTAGACACTAACTACATTGATAATATTGGGATTTGCGACACAATAGCTAATAACTTTGTTTTATCGTTTCTAAAAACGCATAACGACATCGATGCTGGAATAGTTGACGATTCAGTATCGGAATTTGAACCAGTACGAAAAGACGAAAGAAATTGTTTAGACGGGATTAAATTTGAAGCAACTTTTTACACACATCAAAATAATATTTAGTATGAGATTATACAACGTAACAGACGGCAAAAAGAAAAAAATCGTAGCAGCGCACAACCCACATCAAGCTGGACAAGTTAGCGGTTTTAAAAAAGTAGAAGCAGTAGAAGAAATTAATATTGCTGAACCAGTAGTAGTATGGCAAGAGAATACACCGACGGAGAAATAAGACAATATATCCGAGAGGTTGTTCGAGAGGCTAAGAGTACTGCAAATGTAGATACTGGTTTCTTAAAGCGTTCCATTCGTGGGGATTTAATCGGACGTAATCGTTCAGTTGAATTTCGGGAAATATTTTACGGAGCTTATAATGAAAATTCAAAGCTTTTAGAAATCGCACAACGAGTAATGCCAAATGATATTAATTGGAAAATCGTATATGAAAACGAAGAAGGCGATGAAACTACAATCAAAGGTAGAACAAGAACAGGGCGCACAATTAGAAGAAGTAGTATAAGTTCAAATAATATAAGCAGTCCAAAGATTAAAGCTTTAATTCAATCGATCCGTGGCAAAAAGAAAGACGATACAGGAGAAGGAAATCGAGAAGATAACTAAGGATAATCTTAATGAATTAGGTCGTTTGGTTTCGGTTGTTACGGCTCGTAATTCAAAAGTAAGTAAGTTACAAAAGAATCACTTACGGGATTCGTTAAATTACAGGGTACGTCCTTTTGATACGCTTACTATTTCGCAGTTTTCATATGGAAAATGGAATACTCCGAAAGGCAAGCCAACACCGAAAGACAGAAGCAATATTAAAGATACTCCAGTATTAAATGCAATTCACGAACACGCACCGAAGGCAGCAAAGATTTATATTAAAAGCATAGCGGATTTATTAAAAAGTCCAATTAAAAAGAAGTAGAATTAAATCGTGTGAAGATGCACGACACTTGAAAAATGCCATTAGCAACACCAACACTTACGAACATCGATTCAAAGGCTAAAATCTTTTTAGCTGAGTCGCCTATTCACTTCAATTTTCAAAACGTCGCAACCGACGCATCTATTCAAAAAGTAACAGTAGAAGTTTACATTTGGAGAGGTTTTCAAACAGCAGATTTGCCAGCTACTCCAACAGTTGTATTCAATAATATTAATAAGATTTCGCCAAACGATAACTATATAGCTATCGAGTTACATAACGAAATCAAAGCTTTTATAACAAGTTCTAACCTCAATAAAAATAACCCCCAATGGGCGTACAACACTACCGAGAAAGCGACGACTGCGGGGGAAGGGGTTTACTTTCATATAGTTTACAAAGTAGATTCTGAAAGCGTTAAGCAATTAGGGACTTACTTTGCTACAACTGGTTATCGTTATTCATTTGAGCAAAAAGGCGGAATGTATCAAACGGTTACAGATGTTGAAACTTTCAGAAGATATGCTAAAAATATCCGTTATGATAATTGCACAATCAATTTAACAACGGTTGTAGCGACTTCGCAATCCGGAACAGGCGCAAATGGAATGATTAGCCAAATCGAAGTAACTCCAGCGTTAAGAGAAACACAAACAGGAGTGCCTTGTTTGATTGCTTACGTTAATCGTTTAGGCTTATGGGATACGTTTACGCCATTTGGTAAGTTTGTGGAATCAATTGAAACTAAAAGAGATGAATTTTCAAATAGTTTTAGAAGTCCACTGACTGTAAATAGCCAAATCCAGCACCTACAACAGACGGGAACAGCAAAAGGGGTTCGTAAATTCCAAATCAATACGGGGTTATTGGACGAAAGAAACAATTATCAGGTCCGTGAGATTATCCAAAGCTCTAAAATCTACTTAGTAATCTTTGAAAATGACGTATTCACTGCTACAAGTATAGGTCTGACAGTTGATAGTACGCAAGTTTCAGCCGATAACACTGCAATTACAGCCGATGCTGTAACAGTAACCGCTGGAGATTTAGGGAATTACAGCAGTTTTACGCAGATTCCAGTTAAAAATCTAACTTCAAGCTTCGTTAAAAAGACTAAATTAAACGATAAAAGTTCTATTTCTTACACATTAGAGTTTGAAGAAACAAATAATTTCATTAACGATATATTGTAATGGTACAGATTTACATAAAATACAAAGACGATAACTATTATCTTTTAGACATCGACGAAAAGGAAGTTATTAATTTCAAGATAACTTCTAAGGATTTGAACGATATTACTAAAATCTTTGCACCATTTACGCAATCATTTAATATCAAAGCTACGGATAAAAATAAAATCCTTTGCGGTTTTGTTGGTAATGAAAAAATCCAACGCATAAACAACGAAGGTAAATTCGATGCGCTTTTATATGTGAGTGGTTTTTTATATCAAAGTGGAAAATTATCGTTTGATGAAACCGACTACGAGCGAAAAGACCAAAAGAGTTTTAAAACTAATTTCGCAAGTAACTTAACAGGATTAAAAGACTTATTGGGCGACATGACTATACAGGAGCTTTTCCAAGATAGCACAAGAGCTTTTGACCCGCTTGTACGTGTGAATTGGAATAAGGTCGCCTTGCAGTCTTATATGGCTTCGGTAACTAATGTAACTTTAGGAAATGGAATTACTTTAAAGTACGGCGTTCCTTTTGTTTCAAATAAAAGAGTTTGGACTTACGACTCGAATAATTTATCAGTTGTAGATAATATTGCTTTTAAATTAAGTGTACCTACCAACAGCGTTAATGCTATTCAATTAGATGAGGTTCGCCCTGCTGTTTCGTACATGACAATAATGGAACATCTACTTTTAAAAATTGGAGTTCCCGTAACGTGTCCGATATTTCAAATGCCTGAGGTAAGGGATTTATATGTAAGTTGTAATTCTGAAAAGTTAGTATCGCAAACCGATGTAGGTTATGGGTTGACTGGGTGGAGTTCGCTTACTAACGCAAGTGCTGGAGGTACTTATGTTGGTTACCCTAAATGGGTTATTTCAAGTGTTTCAAATCAGATATTTAAAATCAAAAGAAATCCAATAAATCCACTTACAAATAACTGGGGTAATGGGTTTGATTTAACGCTTACGTTTAATGGATTAACACCATTAGAAGGAACAACAACAGCGATTAAAGTTTCTTTGATAAATGCAGTTACAGGCGTTCCTTTAGATGTTCAGACTATTACAAATAATGTTTATACGTTTAGAATTATTGACCCCGTAAGTGGTGCGTCAATGCTTGATGCTTTTGGAGAATTACAAATAAAATTTGAAATTTTACCAGAAACTTTATGTAGTTGGACTTCGATACAATTTCAAACAAAACAAAGGGTTATTTTTAGTGGAACTCCAACTTTCTTTTATTCAATATCAACAAATACAACAAACTCATCTTTATTAGGAGGTAATAAATTAAACCTTATTACGACTTTGCCAAAGATGAAATGTATTGATTTTTTAAAATCATTTTTTAAAACTTTCAATATTCAAGTCATTAATACAGGCTTACAAGATGGTTCGATGTATTGGGTTACTCCTGAAAACATAAATGAAGTAAACAAGCCATATAGCAAAAGGATAGTTGATTATACGCCATACACCGATATTAAAACGATTACTAAAAAACGTGGTAACGAATATAATCAGTACGTTTTCAAACATAAGGATTCAAAATATTACGATGCGCAATATGGTAACGGTACTTATTTCGGGGAGTTGAAATATCCAACAATTCCGCCAGCCAACGCAAAGAAATTTGAAGTAGTAACCGATTATTCTATTTTAAAACAAAATGCAGTATTCAGTAATCCAAGTGATGCAAGAACGTGTTTGGCTTTTACGAAAGACACACCAACTACATTGCCAAACGGAGGAAACAGATACAAACCAGTTTATGAGGAGTTTACACTTATGTATCTTAAACCAGTTAGTTTAGCGGGTAACGATTTAAGTCTAGAATTAACACCTGGACAAAACTTTAGATTAACAAGGGTTTTAGAATCTACTTTTAAAAATCCAACAAACGGAAAAACGTTAGCTTTCGGTGCTGAGGGAGTAGACAACAATTCTTTGTACTTAAATTACTATTCTGATTTTATAGAGTTATTATTAAGACCAAATACGTACAAGTCAGATTTTGAGGTGAACTTGCCACCGAATGAAATATTTTTAAACTTTTCGAATTTGAACCAAGGGGAAAGTAATATCCCAACAGGATTCAGACCACAAAATGAAATTATAATTGGAGAGCAAAGATATTATTTCTTAGATGCAACAATTAACACAAACAACGGTAAAACAAAATTAACTCTTTTAAATTTTTAAGCAATGGCAGAGCAACAGGATAACTATAAAATTAATTTCGAAACCAACGCAAAGAAAGCCGCACAAGATTCTAATGCACTTGCACAAGGTTTAGATAATGTTGATGATGCAACGCAAAGGGTTAATCAATCCAATAAGAGCTTAAAAGCTCAAATGAAAGAAGCTACAATTGAATTAATCCAAGCACAACAAAAGTTTGGCGACTATTCAAAAGAAGCTTTGAGTGCTGCAAAAAATCTTGCTGAGTTAAAAGATAAAATTGCAGAAGCAGGAGAAACGGCTGCGTTGTTTGATCCTGGTAAAAAGTTCCAAGCGGTAGCGGGTGCGGTTAGTGCAATGGCTTCTGGGTTTGCAGTTGCTCAGGGTGCAATGGGTTTATTTGGCGCAGAGTCAGAAGAAGTTGAAAAAACGCTTTTAAAAGTTCAGTCGGCAATGGCGTTAAGTCAGGGACTTTCAACAATTGCGGATAGTGCTAAGGATTTTCAAAGATTAAAAGCTATTGTTGTTGATGCGCTTAAATCAATTGCAACAGCAAAGGCGGTAGATACCGTAGCTACAGAAGCAAACATTGTAGCGACAGGAGCAAGCACAACAGCAGTAGCAGTTGATGCAACTGTAAAAGGAGGTGCAACAATAGCGACAACCGCTTTAGCAGTAGCGACGAATATTTTAAATGCTTCTTTAGCGATTTTAACAGCTCCAATATTTTTAGTTATTGCGGCAATCGCGGGGTTAGTAGCTGGAATCGGTTATTTAACGGGTGCATTTGGTGACTTTGACGGGTCGGCTGCGGCGGCTGAAAAAGCAAATGCGGAATTAAGTCGTGAAATTGATAACCTTGCAAAGAGTACCGAGAAGTCCAATAAGGAATTAGAAAGATATAATAAC